TGTGGACGTTTCCACTGAATTTATGGTAGGTATCGGTGACAATTCAACTACTGTTACCGTTACTTCCGGTTCATCAAATGCAGCCGCAGCTCAGGCATACGCTACTATCCTCCATAATGCTATCGCTAATAATGACTACATCGTGGTAGGCAATACTGCTATCGGTAAGCAGTACCTTCAGGTCGCGAACACTACTTCGCCAACATCTGGCGTGTTCAGGATCAACTTCAAGAATAACTACAAACTTGCTACTGACTTTGTTGCTAACACTTCACAGAACAGTGAAACACAGCGCTATTGGGAATACTATAACGCTGTTGACGGTGCTCCTATCACTACATCTTATGTAGGCGCTCAAGGAAATTCTGCAGCAGTGGACGGTTTACATGTTATCATTGCTGATAAGAATGGCAAGTTCACTGGCGTTCCTGGTGCAATTCTGGAAACTTATAAGAACGTTTCCCGTGCAACAGACGCTCAGAATCCAAACGGTCAGACTAACTATTACAAGAACGTAATTAACCAACAGTCTGCTTATGTTTGGGCAATCCATGATGTAACAAACGGTACATCAAACACTGCTCTACATGTAGTTTCAAGCACTAACAAAACTGCAGTAACTCTTGGCTTTGGTGGTGGTCAGAACGGCGCTTCAGAATCAGATGCTTCGCTGGCTGTACTTGCTGCTGGCTACGACATGTTTGCTTCCCCTACAGACGTTCAGGTTTCTCTGATCCTACAGGGCAAGCCAACCGGTGGTTCAACTACTTCCGGCGACATGACTGTAGAGAACTTCTACCTGGCCAATTATCTCATCGACAACATCGCTGAAGTCCGTAAGGACTGCGTGGTCTTCATCACGCCAGACGATGCAGTTGTAAGAAATAACCCAGGTGCTGAAGCTGATGCTCTGGTCAACTGGAGAAACGTGGTCCATTCTTCTTCATATGCTGTAATGGATTCAGGTTACAAGTATCAGTACGACCGCTATAATGACGTATATCGCTTTGTACCAACGAATGGCGACATTGCTGGTCTCTGTGTTCGTACTGATCTAACTACAGATCCATGGTACTCACCAGCCGGTCTAAATCGTGGTCAAATCAAGAACGTTGTAAAGCTTCGCTTTAATCCATCACAGGCCGATCGTGACCGCATCTATGCAAATTCGATCAACCCAGTAGTAACTCTTCCTGCTCAGGGAACAGTTCTTTATGGTGACAAGACACTGTTAAATAAGCCAAGCGCATTTGACCGCATCAATGTTCGCAGGCTCTTCATCACTCTTGAACAATCCGTCAAGAGAGCTGCACAGTTCACAATGTTCGAATTTAACGATTCCTTCACAAGGGCACAGTTTGTCAACCTTGTAAGCCCATACCTCCGCGACATTAAGGCTCGCCGTGGTATCAGCGACTACTTGGTTGTCTGCGACGAGACTAACAATACTCCTGAAAGAATTGACCGCAACGAGTTCTGGGGTGACATTTATATCAAGCCGACCCGTTCAGCCAACTACATTCAGTTGAACTTCATTGCAGTTTCGACCGGCGTCCAGTTCACACAGATCGTTGGTTCATACTAATAAATAGTTCAAACTATTTCAAGGAGTAAACTAGATGGCAATTCAAGGCTTTAATATTGACGGCTTCAAGAATAATGGCCTTACACTAGGCGGCGCTCGCTCAACGCTCTTCAGTGTACAGGTAAGTCTTCCAACGTCAATCGGTACACAGAACGTGGCAAAGAAGTTCTCGTTCTCGTGCCGTGCAGCTGAACTTCCAGCTGCCACTATCGGAACGGTCGAAGTCCCATACTTCGGCCGCCGTATTAAGATCGCTGGTGACCGCACATTTACTGATTGGTCGGTCACAGTCATGAACGACGAAGACTTTGCTGTAAGGTCCGCAATCGAAGCATGGCAGAACGGCATCAACGAGTTCATCGGTAACATTCGTCAGGATGGATTCATTTCTGAAACTGCTGAGCCAACTGATCCAGCTGGCGGTCCAGCTCGTATCGGTCTGAGCTACAAGCAGACTATCGACGTATACCAATACGGCAAGGGTGGCGACATCATCCGCGCTTATCAGTTGATCGGTGCTTATCCAACTGAAGTCGGCGCTATTGCTCTTGACTGGGACAATCAGAACCAAATCGAAACTTTCCCAGTTACATTTGCTTACGACTACTGGATTCCAAACCAGACAGCAGCCGCTAACTTTGCCCAGCCAGGCGGTATCGGCGCAACGTTCTACGAAGTAGA